TCCGTGAAGCGCGAAGCAGAAAAAAAGAAAAAGACGTGAAAATCACCGTTAAAAAGGTCGCAGAACTAATTCCTTACGCTAATAACAGCCGCACTCATAGCGACGAACAGGTCGCACAAATTGCGGCAAGCATTAAGGAGTTTGGCTGGACTAACCCGATCCTGGTGGACGGAACGAACGGCATCATTGCGGGCCACGGCAGACTGATGGCAGCGCGAAAGCTCGGGCACGCGGAAGTGCCAACGATTGAGCTAAAAGACCTGACCGAGACCCAGCGCAAGGCATATATTATTGCCGATAACAAACTGGCCTTAAATGCAGGGTGGGACAATGACCTGCTGAAGCTGGAGTTTGATGAGCTGCAGGAGGTTGGGTTTGACTTGGAACTGACAGGTTTTACCCTGGACGAAATTGCCGCGCTGAATCCTGAAGAACTGACGGAAGGGCTAACGGATGAGGACGAAGCGCCGCCCGTTCCTGAAGAGCCTAAGACAAAGCCGGGTGATATTTACCAGTTGGGTAAGCACCGGCTGATGTGCGGTGATAGCACCAGCATTGAGGCTTTAGAGACGTTGTGTGATGGCCAGCCTGTGGATATGTGGCTGACTGACCCGCCATATAACGTTGCTTACGAGGGTGGCACAAAGGAAAAACTGACAATCAAAAACGACTCAATGGGCGACGACCAATTTCGGCAGTTTCTGCGAGACGCTTACACCGCTGCGGACGCCGTGATGAAACCGGGCGCGGTGTTTTACATTTGGCACGCAGATTCAGAAGGTTACAACTTCCGGGGCGCGGCAAAGGACGCCGCCTGGATTGTTCGGCAATGCCTGATTTGGAAAAAGTCAAGTTTGGTGCTTGGTCGCCAAGATTATCAATGGCGGCACGAACCCTGCTTGTACGGGTGGAAAGAAGGCGCGGGGCATTTGTGGGCGTCTGACCGTAAACAGACCACCATCTTAGAGTTTGACAAGCCAGCCCGGAATGGCGAACACCCAACAATGAAGCCGGTGGCGTTGTTTGAATACCAAATGCTTAACAACACGAAAGGCGGCGACATTGTGTTGGATAGTTTTGGGGGCAGCGGCACAACGCTTATCGCGGCAGAAAAGAACGGACGTCAAGCCAGATTAATGGAACTAGACCCCAAATACTGCGACGTCATCGTCAAACGATGGGAAGATTTCACCGGCAAAAAAGCAGTTCTGTTGACCGAAGAACCACAAACGGCGTAAACTTTAGATACACTTCCCGTTTACAAAATGCACGAGCATCAACCAACGGACAAAAACCGCAAGCTGGTAGAAAGCACCAGCGGGCTTGGTTTGCCGCAAGATCAAATAGCGGTGCTGGTTGGCGTGGATGACAAAACCTTAAGAAAGCACTACCGCACGGAGCTGAACGCGGGAAAAGCCAAAGCGAACAGCAACATTGCCCAAACGCTTTACAACAAGGCTATGGCTGGTGATACGGCGAGTTTGATTTGGTGGTCAAAAGCCCAAATGAAGTGGTCGGAAACCATCATGAACGAAGTTACCGGCGCGGACGGAGAGCCGTTGCAGGGCATCCAGGTCACTTTTGTAAAGCCCAATGAGTAACGTTGCCAAGGCCGAGTTTCCGGTCAAGCTGCAATGTCTATTCAAACCCGCACGCTATAAAGTCCTGTACGGAGGCCGAGGCGGGGCAAAGTCATGGGGCGTTGCCAGGGCGCTTCTGATCTTGGGGGCGCAAAAGCCCCTGCGCGTACTGTGCGCCCGCGAATTCCAGACGTCCATCAAGGATTCCGTCCACAAACTGCTGTGTGACCAGATTCTTGCGTTGGGCTTGGAGAGTTTCTACGAAATCACCCAGGCGCAAATACGGGGCGCAAACGGCAGCGAATTCAACTTCGTGGGCCTGAAAAACAACGTGGCGAACGTCAAGTCCTACGAAGGCGTGGACGTCTGCTGGGTGGAGGAAGCCCAAACCGTCAGCCGCCTGTCTTGGAACACGCTGATCCCCACCATCCGCAAGGAAGGCAGCGAAATCTGGATCACGTTCAACCCCGAGTTGGAGACCGACGAGACTTACCAGAGGTTTGTGGTCAGCCCGCCAGAGGGGTCGGTAGTCCAGAAGATCAACTGGTCGGACAACCCGTGGTTTCCTGACACGCTGAAGGTCGAAAAGGACGCTCTCAAGCACCGAGACCCAAATGCCTACAGAACGGTTTGGGAGGGCATGTGCCGCCAAACAGTCGATGGGGCTATCTTTGCCCGCGAAATGCAGATGGCAGAGTTTGAAGGCCGCATTACCAGGGTGCCCTATGACGCCACCAAGCCCGTTCACACGATTTGGGACTTGGGTTGGTCGGACGCCACCGCGATCTGGTTTCTGCAGTTTGTGGGCATGGAAACCCGCCTGATCCGGTACATCGAGGGCACGCAAAAGACCATCAGCGACTACTTAGCGACCTTACAGACGTTTGGCTATATATATGACACGTTTTGGCTTCCCCATGACGCCGAGAACAAAACCTTGGCGGCAAACGGTAGAAGCATTGAAGAAATCGTCCGTGCTGCAGGGCACAAAACTAGAATCCTGCCCCGCGTCCCGGTAGTCGACAGCATCAACGCTGCCCGCACGATATTTCGCGGGTGTTATTTTGACCGAGATAACTGCGCTGAAGGGCTGCAATGCCTGCGGCATTATCGGTACGAGGTCGACCCAGACAGCGGTCAATTCAGCCGCACTCCCCTGCACGACCACTATTCACACGGGGCAGATGCTTTTAGAATGATTGGACTGATGGTGAACGAGCCAAGGAAGGTTCGCCCGCCAAAACCCAATGTTCAGCTATACGCTGGGCAGCACTCTTGGATGGGGTAACTATGGATGACGCCAGCCTGAGCGATTACGACCCGCGGATTGACAAGGCAAAGAAGTTCCTGAAGTTGGCAAACGATGCCGACACCATGAACCGCCAAGAGGCTTTAGAAGATTTGAAGTTCGTCAACGGCGACCAATGGCCTGTTGAACTGCAAAACAGCCGAAACCTGGAATCCCGTCCCGTCCTGACCATCAACAAGCTGGACGGATACTGCCGCCAGGTGGTCAACCAGATGCGCCAGCAGCGCCCCAGGGTCAAAGTCCACGGCGTCAACAACGAATCTGATGCCAAGGTCGCAGACGTCATCCAGGGAATCATTCGGCACATCGAGGTCAATTCCAACGCCGACAATGCCTACGACACCGCCGCGGACTATGCGGTGCGTTGCGGTTGGGGATTCATTCGGGTACGGACGGACTACATCAGCGAGGACAGTTTTGAACAGGAAATCTTTATTGATCCTGTGGATAACCCGTTCACCGTCTATTACGACATTAACTCGGTAGCACCGGACGGATCAGACGCTGAAGAATGTCTGATTACGATGATGATGCCGAAAAAGGTATTTAAAGACCTGTATCCCGGCGCAGAAGTAGACAGTTTCACCCAGCGGGGAACGGGCGACAGTCAGTCGGAATGGATCACCAAAGAGGACATTCGGATTGCCGAATACTTCTACACCGAGCGCCGCAAGACTGAGCTGGTGATGTTGAGCGACGGAACCACGGTGTTCAAGGAGGACTTGCCCAGCGAGGAAAGCATGGGTTCCGCGGGTATTTACGAGATTGACCGCCGCCCGACGTACCGCAAGTACATCCGGTATTGCAAGCTCACCGCCATAGAAATCCTTGAGGAAAAGGAATGGCCTGGTAAGTACATCCCCATCGTTCCGGTCTACGGGCGTCAAGTGGTGATTGGGGATAAGCGCAAGAAGTTTGGCATGGTGCGCCACGGCAAGGACGTCCAGCGCATGTATAACTTCTGGCAGACGAGCCTGACCGAGTCTGTGGCGCTGGCACCGAAGGCCAAATGGTTGCTTGCGGAGGGTCAGGACGAGGGCCACGAAGGGGATTGGGCGCAAGCCAACGTCAAGTCGCTGCCTGTCCTGAAATACAAACAGACCGACATTGAGGGCAGGCCCGCCCCGACCCCGTCGCGTCTGCAGCCTGAGCCGCCGCCTGCGGGGATTCTTGCTGCAGCCGCCACCATCGATGACGACATTAAGACCCTGATGGGCATATTTGACCCGGCTCAACTGAAGCAGGGCAACATCAGCGGCAAAGCGCTTAACGGTCAGGTTCAGCAGATGGATTTGACCAACTTTGACTTCTACGACAACCTGACCAAGTCCATTGCCCACATCGGGAAGGTGTGCCTAGACCTGATCCCGAAGATTTACGACACCCACCGGGTCATGCGAATCATTGGGCAGGACGGGAAACCGGACATGGTTCAGATCAACCAGCGCGTGCAGGAAAACGGCGTCTGGAAGGTACTAAATGACGTCACCGTGGGCAAATATGACGTCGTGATGGAAACCGGCCCAGGCTACAACTCCAAGCGGGAAGCCGCGGTGGAGGCCATGATGCCGCTGGTGGGGGCTAATGAGAAGCTGTTTGAGGTCGCGGGGGACTTGGTGTTCCGCAACATGGATTTCCCTGGCGCGGACATTATTGCCGACCGCCTTGCCGCGATTAATCCGTTGGCGCAGATCGATGAGAAATCGGACGTCCCGCCGCAAGTCCAGATGCAGCTGATGCAGAGCAAACAGCAAATGGATCAAATGGCCCGCCAGATTCAGGGGCTGCAGATGACCATTAAGCAGCGCCAGGATATTGAACAGGTCAGGCAGGATGCGGAGACCAAGCGCAAACTCATGGACGTCACCGCACGGGCGCATAACACCGAAACGATGGCAGAGGTCAGAGTTAATGACCAAAACACCCGTGCCATTACCAGCCAGAACAAGATGGAAATCGAGGCAATCATGGAGTTGCTGGTGCGCCATATGGACACCGCCCAACTGAATGCTGAGATTGACCGTCGCAACCAAGAACAAGCCCGCGCTATGGCATTTGCCGTGCAGGATATTGAGCAGGCGGGCAACCCGTTTAGGCAATTGACGCAATAAACGGGGTCGGATATATTTTGCAAACCTTACCCGTGAGGTACACGGGGCAAATTCTTAGGGAAACCTATGTCAGACAAACAGGCTTCGTCAGTATTGACAAGCGAAAATGCAGCGGAGTTTTATGCAGAAAGATTAGGTTTAGCTGAACCTGAGCCGCAACCTGAGGCGACGGAGGAACCCGTAGCGGAGTCCGTCGAGCCAGAAGTTGCGCCAGAACAGAGTGAACCTAAGGAAGCAGATACCGCAAAACCGCAGGAGGAACGCAAACAGAATCCTAAACTTGAGAAACGGTTTTCCGAGATAACCAAGCAACGCGAAGAAGCGCGGGCCGAGGCCCAGCGGGAGCGCGAAGCAAGGGAACAACTGGAAAAGCGTCTGCAAGACCTTGAAAAGAAGGCGCAGCCCATCCCGGCGTTGCCAACCGTCGAACAAGAACCGCAGCCGCAGCAATTCCAGGATGCTTTTGAATACGCAAAGGCACTCACGGATTACCGCGTCGAGCAGCGTCTAGCGCAAGAGAAGGCGGCAGAAGCACAGGCAAGAGCACAAGCGGAGCAGCAAAAGGTAATCAATTCCTGGCTGCAACGAGTTGAAGCGGCGAAAGCGGAGCTACCGGACTTTGATGCAATGCTGGCAAGTGCAAGTAACGTCCCCGTTCCTGACCACATCAGGGATGCCATGCTCACCAGCGAGGTCGGCCCTAAACTGCTGTACCACTTTGCTGAGAATCCGGACGTCATCAAGCGTTTGTCAGAACTGCAGCCCATCAGGGCGCTTGCTGAACTAGGAAAACTGGAAGCGCGATTTGAGGCTAAACCCGAGAAACCACCTGTGGCAAAGAGTAAAGCACCTGATCCGATTCAGCCCATCCGAGCGAATGGAAAGGCCGATTTGCCGTTGACCTCCGATGGAGAATTCCACGGTACATATCAAGCCTGGAAAGAGGCGCGGAAGTCTGGAAAGATCAGATAACCCTAATCTTTTTGGAGTCTCGAAATGGCAAACCAATTGCTAACTATCTCCAAGATCACCAACGAAGCGTTGATGGTCTTGGAAAACGAACTGACCTTCACCTCGGAGGTCGACCGCAACTATGACGACCAATTTGCGGTTGTCGGCGCAAAGATCGGTAACACGGTCAACGTCCGTCGCCCTGGTCGCTTCATCGGCACCACCGGCCCTGCGCTGAACGTTGAAGATTTCAACGAAACCAGCGTGCCCGTGACCCTGAGTACGCAATTCCACGTTGACACGCAGTTCACCACCCAAGACCTGGCCCTGTCGCTGGATATGTTCTCGGATCGCGTGTTGAAGCCCGCTGTTGCCGCTATTGCCAACAAGATTGACCGCGATGGTCTGTCTATGGCATCGCTGCAGACCGCCAACATCGTTGGTACTGCTGGCACCCCGCCGAGCGACCTCATCACCTACCTGACCGCCCAGGCTTACCTGGACGCCGAAGGTGCCCCGCGTGATGGTCGACGTTCGTGCATCGTTGAGCCGTTCACCTCGGCTACCATCGTCAACGCCCTGAAGGGTCTGTTCAATCCCCAGACGGAGATTTCTGAGCAGTACAAGAAGGGTCTGATGGGCCGTGATTCCGGTGGCATGAACTGGAAGATGGATCAGAACGTGGTTTCTCAGACCTTTGGTTCGTTTGCTGGTACTGCTACCAACAACACGACCACCGGCACGGGTTTCCTGACTTCTGGTTGGGCCTCAAGCAGCACCATCAGCATTACCGCTACTGGCGCTGTGAGCCTGAACGCTGGCGACGTCATCACCATTGATGGTGTGTACGCTGTCAACCCGCAGAACCGCCAAGCCTACGGCAGCAACAAGCTCCGTAACTTTGTGGTAAAGCAGGCCGTTTCTGGCACGGGCACTACGCTGTCTGTTGTGGTTAGCCCCGCGGTGATTACCGCTGGTCAATTCCAGAACGTCAGCATCCCCACGACCAGCTCGACCGCTACCGTCAACTTCTTCAACAAGACGGGCGCTGTTTCGCCGCAGAACATCATCATGCACCGCAATGCGTTCACGCTTGCATGTGCTGATCTGGAACTGCCCGAAGGCGTGCATTTTGCTGGTCGCGCTTCCGACAAGGAAATCGGCCTGTCGATGCGTGTGGTTCGTCAGTACACCATCAATAACGATTCGATCCCGACCCGTATTGATGTGCTGTATGGCTGGGCACCGCTATATCCGGAACTTGCTTGCCGCGTGGCAGCGTAAATTAGGAGGGACTCAAAAATGTCTAATCCTGGGCCAGCAACTACTACCAGCACCCACCCGTCAAACCTGGGCACCAACCAAGCGCTGCGCCTTCTGGCATCCGCGCAAGGTGTGAGCCTGGGCCAAACTGGTGATGCTGCAACCCTGCCGATCAACAACAGCACGACGTACTCGGTTTACCAAGTCATCGTGACCAACGCATCGGCAGATGTATCCACCGGCTACGTTGGCGTGTTTACGGCACCTTCTGGTGGCGGCACGGCAATTGTGTCCAACGCTGTCCTGACCGGCGTTACCGGCAGCACCGTGGTGTCGCAGCGCACCGTGGCCTCGACCGCAGCACAGACCGCACAGAACCTGTATCTGAGGGTCGGCACTGCAGTAACTGGCACGGTTGACGTTTATGTCTTTGGGTACGATTTCAGCCAATCGTCCTGATTGACATGACGCACTAGGGAAAGGCCACCTTCCACAAGAGGGTGGCTTTTTCTCTTGTAAACGCTACAATTTATTGACTTTTTAAGGGGCACGATAGTGATTTCCCAATCCTTCCGCATTGTCGGGCAGACCACCAAATTGAGCGTCACGGATACTGGAGTGACCTCGGGTCTTATTAAGCCCACATCACCCGACCAAACGAACTACGCAGCATTTCTGAACACCGGCACAAACCCGTGTGCTATTACGTTCAGCATTAATGATGCAGGCGTAGATGCCACGTTGCCTGCTACCAACCCAGGCGATTTTGTGCTACCTGGTGGGATGATTCAGCCGGTTGCCATTGTGGTTCCTGCAGTCCCGTATTACGTTGCTGCAATCACCGCAACCAGCGAAACCGCAACCCTTTATGTGACTCCGGTGGGGAACTGACATGGGATACACCAACCAGGTTGCGTCAACACAGACCACAAATATCGTCCCCGTGCAGGCTGCGTTTAACAGCGCAGGCGTCTGTACCGGACTGATCGGCCCAGGCGGGGCGGTGTTTCTGCCGCCGCTGTCTCCGTCGGTGATTGGTGGCAAGACCACAATTACCGCTGCGACAGGCACAAAAACGGTTACAAACGCGAATGTGACTACCGCAAGCGTGGTGGTAGCGACGGTGGCAACGTTGGACGATACGCTGACGTCAGTTCGTGTGGTTGTCGGCAACGGATCGTTCACGATCACCGGAAATACCGATGCGACTGCAACCACCACGATTAATTACATCATCGTGAACTGAAATGTCTAACCAGACCGCCTCGACCAGTACGCAAAACTTACTGCCTGTCCAAGCACTTTTCAGTCTGGACAATCAGTTTCAGACCTTTATTGGTCAAGGTCAACCGTTCACCGTTCCAATTGATCCCAATCAATCTGGTTTGCACATCACCAACAGCACGATTGATAGCACGACAATCGGGGCGACAACGCCTAGCACGGGCGTGTTTACAAACATTTCTGCCACCACAGGACAAGTAAGCACAGCTCCAAGCACAGGCAACGACATTGCAAACAAGACCTATGTGGACACGGTGGCGCAAGGTCTTAGCCCCAAGGCGGCGTGTAACTACAGCACCACCGGAAATATCACCCTTTCTGGCCTTGGAACGCAAACCGGAGGCGATTGGGCCTCGCCCCTAACGGCGGGCGACCGAATACTGGTCAAAAACCAATCCGCGCCTGCTGAAAACGGCATCTACATAGCCTCCGCAAGCGGGTGGTCACGATCTAGTGACATGAATACCTGGGACGAGGTGGTTGGTGCATATACGGTGGTCATTGGCGGCACTGCAAACCCGGATTCGGGTTGGGTGTGTACTGCGCCAAAAACCGGAACGCTTGGCGTCACTGCAATAACTTGGGAAATGTTCTCTGGCAGCGGCTCTTACACTGCAGGAACGGGCCTGACGCTTGTTGGAACTCAGTTCAACATTGCCAATACAACCGTTGGCGCGGGGACATACGGTTCTGCGTCGGCGGTTCCTGTCTTTAACGTCAACGCTCAGGGACAACTTACCTCTGTCAGCAATACATCCATTGCAATTGGCGCAAGCCAGATCACCAGCGGCACGATTTCGTCGAGTCTTATCAGCGGCTCTTACACCGGAATCACGGGCGTCGGCACGTTGACTGCTGGAACATGGAATGCAAGCGCAATTCAGCCTGCCTATGGCGGCACGGGGCTAACCAACTTCAATGTTGGCGACCTTTTGGTGGCTACCGGCACAACAACCTTGTCCACCCTAGCAGATGTAGCCACCGGAAATGCGGTTATCTCGGGCGGCGTGAACACCTCGCCGAGTTGGGGAAAGATTGGCCTGACCACGCACGTTTCGGGCGTTCTACCGATTGCCAATGGCGGCACAAACAGCACTGCAACACCGACCGCAGGCGGCGTGGCCTACGGAACCGGCACGGCGTATGCTGTAACGGCGGCGGGAACAGCGGGTCAGGTTCTAACCTCAACAGGAGCCGGTGCGCCGACATGGACAGCAGGCGCAACTAGCGTCGGAACGCCAGGGTATTTTGGATCGTTCTGGGACACAACCACGCAAACTGCCACCGCAGCAAACACGGCATACAGCGTCACGCTGAACAGCGCGGACACGGCAAACAACGGGGTTAGCGTAACCTCGGGAAGCCGCGTCACGTTTGCGAAAACGGGCATTTACAGCGTCACTTTCTCAATTCAGTTCACCAACAGCGACAGCCAGATTCACGATGCAAATGTGTGGCTGAGAAAGAACGACAGCGGCAGTTCTGGCGATATTCCTGACACGGACAGCAAGTTCTCTGTACCCAACAAGCATGGCGGCATTGATGGCAACTTGATTGGCACCGTTAATTTTGTTCTGTCCTTGACCGCAGGCGACTACATTGAACTGATCTGGTCAACCACAAATACTGCGGTTAAGCTGTCCGCGTTTGCAGCTGGAACCACGCCGGTTAGCCCGTCCATTCCGTCTGCCATCGTTACCGCTGTTGCGCTGCCGCAAATTGGCCTTGGCTATGGCGGGCTGACCAGTTCTTCGACGGTAACGCCAGGAACCGGAACACGGACGTTTACGACCAATCTAAGCGCCGCCGACGTTGCGTTTACGGTTGGCACACAGATCGTAGTAGCATCTACGGTCAGCCCGACAGAATTTGTGCAGGGCACGATCACCTCATTTACCGGCACAACGCTAGTAATGGATTCAACGGCGTTCAGCGGATCAACGCCGAGGTCATCGTGGACGATTTCCGTAGCGGGTAGCAGTGGGGTAACGAGCTTTAGCGGCGGCACAACTGGCCTGACGCCTGCATCTGCCACGCAAGGCGCGGTGACCTTAGCAGGCACGTTGGTTGCCGCAAACGGTGGCACGGGGCAATCTTCCTACACGACCGGCGACATTTTGTATGCGTCAGGATCATCTGCTTTGTCCAAGCTGGCAATCGGCAGCAGCACCAACATTCTGACGTCTAGCGGCACAGCACCTCAGTGGTCTGCCGGTTCCACCGTGTCGGTTGGCACAGCCACCAACCTTGCAGATGGCGCGGCGGGTCAAGTGCCGTACCAATCAGGCGCAGGCGCAACGGCATTCACGGCTACGGGAAGCGCGGGTCAGGTGCTGACGTCCAATGGAACAAGTGCGCCAACCTGGACAACGCCAACCGCCTACGCAACGGTCACGGATGACACCACAACCAATGCAACGCGATATATCTTGTTTGCTGCTACGACAACAGGCAATCTGACAACTGAATACGTCAGTTCGACCAAGCTCAAATACAACCCAAGCACAGGCGCATTGACCGCCAATCAACTAATCATCGCTCCGTAAAGGAATCGACATGGGACAACTGGTTTTTCAAGCAAACCTTGGCGGCGCAATCAACCTGGCAGGCCCGAACACGGCATCCACCGTCACGTTTACTCTGCCGAGCGCAGACGGAACGAACGGACAAGCGCTGGTTACCAATGGATCGGGCACGCTGTCATTTGCTTCTACAGGCGATGTGACAGCTGCTGGCAACAACGCTTTTACCGGCGCAAATACCTTCTACAACTCCACTGGGCAAATCTTTGGCACGGGGACGTCCACCCAAGACGGAATCAAGATTACAGGCCGTGCGGGAGGAAGTTCATCGTATCGGGTTACCCTGACACCAGCTACGCTGTCGGCGAGCAGGACGCTAACGCTGCCCGATGCAACGGACACGGTAGCAGTTCTTGGAACGGCCCAAAGTTTTACTGCCACGCAGACGTTTAAGGGTCTAACCGATACGGTTTTTACCATCACCGATGGCGCAGCATTTGAGATTGACCCGGCAAACGGATCAATTCAAGTAGTGACGCTGGGGGCCAGCAGAACGCCCGCTGCCACGAACTTTGCGGCAGGGCAGTCGGTACTGTTGGGCATTGATGATGGAAGTGCCTACACAATCACTTGGAGTACGGTTAACCCGACATGGGTGACTGTTGGTGGTGGGGGAACTGCGCCAACGCTTGCGACCAGCGGCTATACCTGGGTGCTGCTGTGGAAAGTATCTAGCACCATTTATGGCGCGGTTGTGGGGTCACCGTAATGGGCCACAACGTTCTTAAGTTAGCGGGGCGTGGCGGCGTTGTTACCGACCCGCAGTTTGAGTACGTCACCATGCTGCTGCACGGTGATGGGACGAACGGTGCGCAGAACAACACGTTCACCGACAGCAGCACCAACAACTTCACCATCACCCGCAACGGCAACACGACGCAGGGTACGTTCAGCCCGTATGGGTCGAACTGGTCGAACTACTTTGATGGGTCGGGTGACTACCTGACGTTTCCCAATAACACAGCTTTTGCGTTTGGTACTGGCGCGTTCACGATTGAGTTTTGGGTTAACTCTAACAACCTGAACGACTCCTTCCTCTTGTCTGGTCGGGCTGCAATTGGCACGATGCACATCACAACCGGAGGGTTTGGTGGCTCTACTGCTGGGGCCTTGCGCTACGTTGGAAGCTCAACTATTACTTCAGGTTCAACGCTAATTAGCAATAACTTGTGGAACCATTGCGCCATCGTTCGTGACGGCAGCAACAACATTACCTTGTATGTGAATGGTGTTTCTGTTGGCACAGGCACCGACACAACCAACTACACCACCACATCTGGTACTTGGTATATCAACTGTAACGATTCAGGCCCAACGCCTGGACAAGCTGGCTACATCAGTAACTTGAGGATTGTCAAAGGTACGGCGGTCTACACCTCCGCCTTCACCCCCAGCACTGCCCCGCTGACAGCCATCACCAACACCTCATTGCTGACCTGCCAGAGCAACCGCTTCATCGACAACTCCACCAACGCATTCACAATTACCCGCAACGGTGATGTGAGCGTCCAGCGCTTCAGCCCGTTCGCACCGACTGCTGCTTACTCTGCTGCCACGATTGGCGGGAGTGGGTACTTTGATGGGAGTGGGGATTACCTGAGCGGCAGCAATAACTCTGTCAGTTTTGGTACCAGCGACTTTACGATTGAACTTTGGCTTTATAAAAACACAACCGCAACACAGCGAATTGTTGGTGGGGTGAACTCTGGCTCAGAGTCGTTTCAACTTTATATTTTCAACAACAACGAATTGTCGTTTTTTGACGGTTCTGGAGTTCTAAGCGCATCGCCGACCAATCTTGTAACTGGCGCTTGGAATCACATTGCCGTTACTCGATCTTCAAGCACGCTAAGGCTGTATTGCAACGGTACACAAGCAACGTCCGCGTCAAATACAAGAAACATTGTTAGCGACACTGTTCGAGTGGGCGCTGGTGGCGCTGCCATTACTGAGACAGTCAACGGGTATATCTGCGATGCACGAATTTTGAAGGGCACCGCGCAATACACAGGGTCAACTTACACCGTCCCCACCGCACCCCTCACAGCGATCACCAACACCAGCCTGCTGCTGAACTTCACCAATGCTGGAATCATCGACAACGCGATGATGAACGACCTTGAAACGGTCGGCAACGCGCAGATCAGCACCAGCGTGAAGAAGTACGGCACGGGGTCGCTGGCGTTTGATGGGAACGGCGATGCACTTGTGCCCCCACCCAATGCCATGTTCAACATGGGTACGGGCAACTTCACGATTGAGTGCTGGGTTTATCCGCAGACTCAAGTGCAGAATTTCCCCGGCGTGTTCAACCTTTCGGGCGTTGCTGATTTGAGCGTTGCTTTCGATCATTCTGATGGAACCAACGATTCGTTTTCTATGCTGCTTGGCGCGACTCGCACATCAGCATCTGTGACCAGCGCGGTGGATAACTGGTATCACATTGCCCTTGTAAGAAACGGGACAACTGTGACGCTGTACATCGACGGAACCAGCCGAGCCACCGCGACGAATAGTTCAACGCTTGGCGGCAACAACTGCACGATTGGAATGTATTCCACTTCCTTCAGTTCGACGTCTTTCAAGGGCTACATCGACGACCTGCGGATCACCAAAGGCTACGCACGCTACACCTCGAACTTCACCCCGCCGACTGCGGCGTTTCCCAACAACTAAGGAGCAACCATGCTGATTGCACAAATCACAAACCCGCAGCCGGTTGATTACCGAGTTGCATTCCCTAATACGTCATTCACCCCTAATGGCCCTGACGATGCTTGGCTTGCCGAGCAGGGTTACGCCAAGGTCAATGTATGGCGTTCTCACGATGCCAAGACGCAGAAGCTGGTTCCGTGTGAGCCGGTGTACGAAGCGCCGTGGGTCTACACAGTAGCCGTGGCAGACAAGACGCAAGAGGACATGGACGCTGCTTCAGCAAGCGAGGCTGCAAATGTCCGTGCCCAACGCGACAGGCTGCTGGCTGCATGTGACTGGCGCGTTATCAAGGCGCTGGAGGCGGGGCAGGGCTTGGCCTCTGATTGGGCGGCGTACCGTCAAGCGCTTAGGGATGTGCCGACCCAGGCGGGGTTCCCGTGGACTATTGATTGGCCTCACGACCCGAATTGGGTTGCGCCAAATGAAAATTAAGATTCTTGAACTTTACGGGGATGGCGCTGCGGCAACGGGCGCCAGGTATCTTGCGTCCATTACTGATGGGCCAATCACCGTTGAGAGCGAGGGAAACTGGTACTTTGACGCTGTCCCGTTGGCTACGCTGACTGAGGACGATGTGGCGGCAATCATTATCCAAGCCACCACAAAAAACGGTGTAAACAGCATCCAGGCCCGCCTGCAAGAGCAGCTGGGCGCTCAAGCCAAGACGATTCGACTGCCGTGGCTTCCTGAGACCTTTACCGTATCGGTGTAAACATGACCCAGCCAATCCAAATCATTTCCCTGGCGCTGAAGGACATTGGCGCATTGGAAGCTGGCGAAACCCCGACTCCAGAGGCTACGCAGGACGCTTTTGATACGCTGAACAATCTCATTGACCAATGGTCAAACGAGAATCTGCTGATCTACAACGTCACGGAAATCATCTACACCCTGACCGCGGGGCAGACCCAATACACGATTGGCCCAAACCCCAGCACGGCAAACTTTATCGGGTCGCAGTTCACCGGATCGATTACCGGAAACATCCTGACGGTGACCGGCATTACCCAAGGCGCGATTGCCCAAGGCATGACCTTGAGTGGAACCGGCATCACCGCGGGCACCAAAATCACCGAGTTCATCACCGGCGCGGGCGGCAACGTCAACGAGCAGGGGACGTACTATGTCAACATCAACCAGACGGTGGCGTCCACGGCAATCACCGCGTACTACCAAAAGCCGCTAAACATCGATTCAGCATTTGTGCGGATCAACACAACCTCAAACGGTCAGCCCATCCTAAATGGTGGTCTGGACTACCCGGTCGCGGTTTTGAGCCTGCAAGAGTACGAAATGATCGGCCTCAAGACCCTGAATGGGCCGTGGCCTAAAGCCCTGTATTTCAACCCAGGCGCGGATTCGGGCAACCTTTTTGTGTGGCCCAACCCGTCGCAGGGCGAAATGCACATCTTTGCCAATACCTTATTCAGCGAGTGGGACACGGTCAACACAGATATTGCTTTCCCCAAGGGCTACATCATGGCCCTGCGGTGGGCGCTTGCCGAGCGTCTGATGCCCATGTACGGCAAAAACAACCCCACCCAAATCGCCATGATCCAGCAGTATGCGGGGCAGGCAATTGCCAATCTGAAGCGCACCAACATGGAACCGCAGCAAGTGGCACGCTACCCGGACAGCCTCTTGGTGGGCAAAGCCAAGGATGCGGGCTGGATTCTTTCGGGTGGGTTCTTCCGCTGACCTATGCAAATGGAGCGAAAAAACGGACAATTGCACTTGTTTCGGGAGCTTGCTAAATGCATTGGCCCGACTGAAGCGAAAACACATGGCAAGGATTAAAAGATGCCTGATTTCGGTTTTGTCGGCCCATCCTACGAAGCCCCAAGCATTTACCAGGATGCCCAAGAGTGCATCAATTTTTTCCCCGAAGTTGACCCTACCAAGCAGCCTGGGCAACGCGGGGTAGTCGCGCTTTATCCGACGCCGGGACTTACCACCAAGGTTGTTCTTAACTACGGGGAAGTTCGGGGAATCCGCACCACCTCGGGCGGGACTCAATGTGTTGTGGTGTGCGGGCCATATGTCTATGTCCTGACCACTAGCCTGACCCCGACGATTGTTGGGTTTTTGAACACTTCCACCGGACGGGTGGGCATTACCGACAACGGGGTCAACGTCTACATAGTAGACGGGGCATATCGGTACACCTGGCGCATTTCTGCGCCTTCTGCGGCGACGTTTTACGGGTCAATGTCAGGCACTACCCTGACGGTGACGGACGTTTCTAGCGGCTCTTTAGCCGTTGGACAGCAAGTGTTTGGAGTTGGGGTACTGAACGAAACCGTTATTACCGCGCTGGGCACCGGCACGGGCGGCACGGGGACATACACCATCAATCTGACCCAAACGGTTGCTGCGGAGAATATGTCGTCGGCAAACGTGGGCGCGGTAGTTACGGGCAGTATCTCGGGAACCACGCTTACGGTTACCGCGGTGAGTTCTGGAACCCTATACCTTGGGCAAACCATTCAAGGAACCGGCGTTACCGCTAACACAATGATTGTGTCGTTTGGCTCAGGCAGCGGCGGGGCTGGAACCTATACCGTCAGCAGCAGCCAAACGGTCGGATCAACCACCCTGTATGCGCTGAACTTTACGCAGATTCCGTCAACGGATGGGGCGTTTTCGGGCGCAAACGTGGTGGACATTGTGGACAACTATTTTGTCTACAACAAACCCGGTAGCCAGCAATGGGGCGCATCTGACTTTCTTAGTCCAATTTCCCCGACGCTCAGTTACGCGCTGAAGGACGGTGCGCCAGATAACCTGGTGAGCCTGATTGTTGATCACCGCGAGGTCTATCTGCTGGGCGAGGCATCTTCTGAGGTCTGGACGGACGTCGGGGCGGTTCCGTTCCCGTTCCAGCGTATTCCGGGCACCAATACTCAGCATGGTATTGCGGCTGTGTACTCGGTGGCTCGGGTTGGTAATTCGTTTGCGTATGTATCCCGCAACATCCGTGGCGAGGCACAAATTGTCCAGATGAACGGCTATATCCCGCAGCGCATATCTACGCACGCTGTGGAAAACACGCTGGCAAATCAATACATCGACGACGCGATTGCTTGGACGTACCAGCTGGAGGGCCATGAATGTTATGTCGTGACCTTCCCGACGCTTGACCTGACTTGGGTCTATGACGCCACCACGCAGATGTGGCACAAGTGGCTGTATGTGAACAATGACAATGGCTACGAACGCCACCGCGGGAACTGCTGCACGTTGTTCCAGAACATGATCCTGGTCGGGGACTACGAGAACGGCAAGGTCTACATGCTAGATCGGGCCAATTACACGGATGATGGGCAGGAAATCCGCAGACTGCGGCGTGCGCCTCACTTGGTTGCTGATCTGCAACGGCAGTATTTCGACGAGTTCCAGATTCAATTCCAACCAGGCGTTGGAACAACCGGATTCTCGGTGCAGACGGGGGCAATCCAGCCCGCAACGATTGAGTCTCCGTACACGATTTATCCCAATGATGCCCTGACAATTGGGCCAAACGACATTGTTTATCTTGGACAGACGTCTGTGGTGAACGTGCAAGACACGACAACCTATCCCCAGGCCATGCTGCGGTGGTCAAACGATGGCGGCAGCACCTGGTCAAACGAACATTGGGTGACCATTGGTCAGCAGGGCAAGTACAAGAACCGCGCAATCTGGCGGCGTCTTGGCATGGCCCGAGACCGAGTGTTTGAGGTTGTGGTGTCTGATCCGGTCAAGGCAGTCATTGTGTCTGCCAACCTTAAAGCAAGCCAAGGAGATAACTGATGGCAAACGGGCTGTCTCCGGTCACGCAAAACAACCCCTACCCGCAGGCTGAGTTCTTGGACAAGAACACGAACCGGCCTACAAGGGCATGGCAACAGTTTTTTTTGAATTTGCTGAACTTCAGCAGTTCTGCGTCAGCGACAGCGGGCGCTGCGACCTTGCCTGCAAATCCGGTGGGATTTATCACCGTGAATGTGAATGGCAAGCCGCAAAAAGTGCCCTACTATGACGTTTGAATCGGAGAGAGAAAATGGCTGATTTAATTGCAAGCATCAACGAAGCGGTAAGCGGAGCAATGTCCGGGTCAACCTCACAAACAACAAATGATCGGTTAATTACGGATTACCAGGGAACGCAATATGACGCAAAAACAATATTAAATCTTGCAAATCAAGTTGCCAAAAATCTTGATGTATCCAAGAGTTCAGGCGGTGTATTTGGAACGCAAGGACAAAGTGTAGGATTTGATTTTGCGGAATCTAGCCGAATTCTTGGTCGCGCTCCTACCGCTGCAGAGCAAGTCACGCTTGACATGGCGCGTGAATTGGCGCGTCAGGGTGTAACTGACATTAACCAGTTACAGCAAAAGACATACACGACGCCAGATCAATTTATTGCGAGTGAGGGTGGCGATTATGTGATTCCGGGGTATGAAACCCAAGGATTATTTGCGGGTGATAAACAAATTGGGGGAGTTGGTTCAAATCAATTTGGAGTAACGTACACCGGAAAAGGTGGAACTGGCTACAACATTGAGTTTGATCCGAACACTGGCAAGCCTAAATTTTCCACCAGCGGTTTTTCGACAAGTGATGCAGATGCACTTGCTCCGTTATTGTTGATGGGGGGATTAGCCCTTGGTGCGCCGTATCTTGGCAATCTTTTTGGGGCTGGTGCAGGTACTACGTTGGGCGGTTTGGGAGCAACAGAATTAGCTATTGCAGCCGGTGAAGGGCTTTTGCCAGTTACCGCTGGACAACTAACAACTGCCGGGTTGACTGGTTCTCAATTGGGGGCGCTAGGAAGCGGGATTGGTCTTGGTGGTGCTGGTTTGGCTGGCGCTGGTCTTGGTGGCGCTGCAACAGGAGGCGGGGCCGGTGTTAACTATGGATTAGGTACGGGAAGCAACCTTGCCAGCATGGGCGGGGGTCAAGGTCTTACCGGCGGTGTCGGTGCAAACCTTGCGGGGATGGGTGGTGGTCAGGGGTTATCTACCACGCTTGGGGCGGGAACTAGTTTGACTGGCGGCGTTGGTGGAAGTGGCGCATTGATGACCGCTGGTGGATTGGTATTGCCTGGTGCTGGCACTTTGGCAGGCATTAACCCGCTGACCGGTTTGCCGCTTGGGGCAACCGTAACTGGCACAAATGTCATAACGGGCCTGGGTGGGCTGACCACTCTTGGCGGTCTTGGGAATGCTGGCGTCACAGTAGGGCCAGGAGGCACACTGTTGCCCACCGGGGGCACTGGAATGGGTGGCGGTACAGGTGGCGGTACGGGTGGCGGCGTAGGCGGCGGTACGGGTGGCGGCGTAGGCGGCGGTACGGGCGGCGGTACAGGTGGCGGTACAGGTGGCGGTACGGGTGGCGGTACAGGTGGCGGTACAGGTGGCGGTACAGGTGGCGGTACGGGTGGCGGCGTTGGCGGCTTGCTTGGTGGGTTGCTTGGTGGGTTGTCGACGGGAACCGGTCTTGCAGGATTGTTGTCGGGTATTGGATCGCTGACCAGCGGAGTCTTGGGTGCAAACGCAGCGGAGAAAGCTGCCGCGATTCAACAGCAGACCGCTTTAGCGCAGATGAAGCAACAGCGCGAGTTGTTTGACATCATCAACGCCCAGCAAGCCCCATATCGAACAGCAGGATATGGAGCACTCAGCACCATTGGCGGCATGTTGCCGGGTCAGCAGCCGGTCTACGACACGACTGGTAAGCAAATCGGCACGCAAGAAGGCACGGGTTATCTGACCCAACAATACACGCCAGAACTGTTCCAAAAGCAAATCGATCCTGGCTACGCATTCCGTCTTGCACAAGGACAGATGGCGGCGCAAAGGGCTGGAAACGTTGCTGGTGGCGGTCTTGGCGGCAATGTCATGCGTGGTTTGCAGGACTACACCCAAGGTCTTGCAAGCACGGAATACGGCAATGCATTTAATCGCTTCCAGGCGCAGCGCCAGAACATCTACAACACCCTGGCAGGGATTGCGGGGATCGGACAGACGGGACAAGCCGCGGCAAACCAAGCCGCCCAGCAGTATGGTCAAAACGTGGCGAACTTGGCTACGGGCGCTGCAGGGGCGCAGGCCGCGGGCACGATTGGCGCGGCGCAGGGTTATGGTCAGGGCATCAGCGGATTGGCAAACAGCTTGATGCTGGCGCAGTTGCTTGGACAGAATCAGAACGTTGCTGCACAACCCACTATTGGGTAAGAGGTAATCATGCCGATGCAATTCAATTATCAACTGACCCCCAACGTTCCCCAAACCAGCATTGGGGACATGATTAACCTTGCGCGGAACGTTCAGGCATACCAACAAGCGCAGCAACTTAATCCGCTGCAAGTTCAACAGGCGCAGCAGAATTTGCTGCAGTCCCAGCTGGCCTATCAGCAAGCGCAGCAGATCAACCCTTTGCTGTTGCGGGCACAGCAAGCCGCAACCACGTTGGGTGAGGAAACGCTGCAGCCAAAGATTGCACAGCAAGTCGCCCAAACCAGTACGGCGCAAACACAAGAAAAAGCAGCCAAACTAACGCTGTCACAGGCCGAGCAGGGCGCAATGTTCACCCTGCTGGGCGGCATCATTAACGACCCGCAGATTCGCCAGCCTGATGCAGCAAAACTAGTGCTGCAGCAAGCCCGTGATCGGGCGGTCAATCTATTGGGGCAAGACCCTGATGCGTCCAAGAAAGTCGACGCGGTGTTCAAGCCTTTGGAGGACTTGGCGGGCAAAAAGCCTGACGCGCTGCCGCAAGTGCTGCAAAACGTGATTCAGTCCAACATTGGTGCAGCAGGCCAGCAGGCATTGCAGACGCCGCAACCGGGAACCTTTGGTGGGCAACCAGGCGCGTTTGTGCCGGGGCAGGCTCAGGTTGTGCCGCTGCAGTTCCAAGGCGCACCCGCCGCAGGCCAAATGCCTGGACAAGCCATGCAAGGGCAACCCACCGCTGCAGGCATGGCGCTTCCGTATCCCGTTCGTCAGGCAGGGATGCCATATGCCGCCACCCCGAGCGAGGAAGCCGACCGCACCAAAGGGCAATCGTATCGTTCTGGTGTTGTGGCTCGACAGGCAGACATTCCGACAGCCCGCCGCAATCTGGATGAGGTCATTAAGGAAGCCACCAAGATTGAAGGCCGTAACTTCTTTTCGTCAGGTATTGCAGGCGATCTGGAGCGCAAATTCCGTAATTGGGCGGGCGACACGACATATAAACAACTGTCAAAAGACTTGGCTAATGTTCAGATTGCCAACATTCAGGCGGTTGGTGGATCGTTGGACACGGTCGCGGGGCAGCAGTTGGCGCGGATGGCAAACGGTGATGAAACATACCCGCCGAGCGTGCTGGTGAACATTGCCCGCCGCACCTATGCCGAATTGACCAACCTAGACATGCAGGCCCAAGGCGCACAGAAGTTTGCCCAAAAATACGGGGATGCCAACATAAACGCATTCCGTCAGGCATGGGCAAACAATTCAGACTCCAAGGTATTTGAGGCTATTAGCATCTATAACAGCGTTCAAGACCCCGCAGAACGCAAAAAGATGATTGATGACTTGCTTGGCAGCGATCAACGAATGCGGCAGCAATTCCTGCAGCGGTATAAAAACATCAAGAAGCTGACTGAGACCGGAGAATTGTGATGGATGAGCTTGAACAGCTAATCGGCGGGCAAAAAGCCGCGCCCGTCATCACAGACAAGTTATTGGATAGCTTGCGCCGCGTAGAAAGCGGCAAAGACCCGCTTGCGGTCAACAAGCAGACTAAGGCAATGGGGCCGTATCAGTTTTTGCCTGAAACGGTACAAATGCTGCATCGCCAAGGTGTCAAGTTCAACCCGTTTGACGAACAAGAGTCCAGAAACGCTGCCAGGACATATTTGGAGCAGTTGGTAAATCAGCAAGGCAGCGTGGAAAAAGCGCTGGCTGCATATGGTGGGTTTGTCACCAAAGACCCGTCTGCATACGTCCAGAATGTCATGCAGGGTCAGGCACCGCAAGCCGCAGTACCACAAGCCGCGCCTGCAGATGATTTGGAAAGCCTGATTGCCGGGACTGCTGCGCCCGCTGCGCGCCCTACGCCCGCAAAACGTCCGGTGATGGAGCAATTGCGCGACATATCAAGCCTGCGTGCGCCCGTGGAGGCTATACAGACACCACAACAGGTAACTGACGTCATCAGGAACGTGGCTGCAGTCCCAGCGGGGGCGCTAGAGACTGGATTAACAGCGTTAAGCGGCGCTCTTGCCGCACCTATTGGCGCGGTTGGCGGCATTTACGAAACCTTGACGGGCGGCAAATTCGGCACACCGGAAGGCATCAGGCAGGGCCAGCAACGTGCGGCGCAGATTCAGGAGGCGCTGACGTATCGCCCATCGACCGCGGTTGGGCAGCAATTGACCGAGCAGTTTGGTAAGGCGCTGGAGGCAACCAAAGTGCCGCCAGTTGCCGTGCCTGAGGTTATGGGCATGGCTCCGCTGGCGCGTGGCGCACAGCAACAGACCGCTGCTGCTATTGCTCAGGCAAGACAGGCGGCGAGAACTGCACAACCACAAGTGATGACGCCGCAGGCCGTGCAGCAGATGCAGCAGCAGTTTGCAGCGCGTCAAGTGCCTAGTCAGCAGATGCCGGGTATGGGCGCGGCAATGACTGCGCCGGTCAACATCATCCGCGGCAACATTGATGCGGCAGTCGCGCAAGCATCACCAGAACTGCAGACATTCATCAAGGGACAAAAGCCCGAAGCGGTGAACCTGGCGGCGTTGGAGACCCGTGCGCTTGAGGAAAAACACGGCATCAATCTGACTCGCGGGCAGCGTACTGGAGACACAGCGCTTTACTCAACTGAGTGGAATCGCCGTGGGGAAACGCCGATCCTGGGCGAGCATTTTGGTGAGCAGCCCAAGCAGTTCAAAGCGGCATTTGAAAGCGCTATGCAGCGGTATGCGCCCGATATATTTGAAACTGAGCCGAGCGCCATTGGTCAGACGCAAATCAACGCTTTGGCGGCAAAAGACCAGCTGCGCCGCAATGCGATTAGCGAGGCGTACAAGAAACTGCAGGACGCCAACGCAGGCCAGTTCCCGATTGACGTTGGCGCACTTGATGCAAACATCAAGCAAAACCTGAGTAAAAACCTTACAACAAGCCATTTGTCATCGGCAATTGCGTCTGATCTGGCTGAGTTCTACAAAAACCCGACGTTTGAGGCTTACGAGGCATTGCGTACCAATCTTGCCAACGAAATGCGCTCAAGTTCAAACGGCAACGCCAGAGCAGCGGCGTATATCGTGCGCGACGAGCTTGAAAAGATGCCGGTGTTTGGTGAAAACACAGCATCACCGCAAGCAGCCCAACTCAAGAGGCTTGCAGATGACGCTCGACGGTTGGTGGTGGAGCGTGCCAATGTCATTAAAAGCAATCCCGCATATCGTGCAGCGGTAAAGGAAGCTGCTGACGTTGACCAGGCGGCGGCGCTAGGGGAAAGCCTGAACGCAGAGAAGTTCCACGAAAAGTTTGTGACTAAGGGAACGCCCGAGGGCATCCGTCGCATGAAGGCAGAACTTGCCGACAGCCCGGAGGCGCTGCAGTCCTTGGTGGCGGGTGAGTTGCGGCAGGCCATGAAAAAGGCGGGCGTGGCAAGTGATGTGCCTGACTTGAACCCCAAGACGTTTGCCAACTACATTCGGGACAACAAGGGGCGTCTGCAGGAGGCGCTCGGCCCGCAGGCCATGCAAGACCTGATGGAACTGGCGGCGCTGTCCAGCAAGATTGGTATGCCCAAGACGGGCACGTTTAACTACTCCAACACCTTTAGCGGGATGTTGGGGGAAATGGCTAAACAAGGGCTATCGACTGCTGCAGAGGCGAAATTAGCGGGCATGACGGGCGGGGCATCCATCCCGGCGCTGTCGCTGACTCGGCAATTCATGCAAAAGATGAACAAGGAAGGGTTTGCCAAAGAAGCGGTGAATCCCTACGGTGGTTTGACGAAGGAAAAATAATGGCTTACCTACTCTCTCCCATCGGTAACGGTTTCCAGTTCTTTGGTACGACAGGACTGCCGCTAAACGGTGGATACCTGTATTCCTACCAGGCCGGTTCCACAACGCCGCTGGCAACCTACACCACATCGTCTGGATCGGTTGCCAACACCAACCCGATTGTTCTCGGCCCGGATGGTCGGCCTCCGCAGGAAATCTGGCTTAACAGCGGCAACTCTTATAAGTTAGTGCTGACCACTTCTACTGGTACGCAGATCGCAACCTACGACAACCTGTATGGCATTCCGACCAGCGTTTCTTCAGCAGCTGCGGTTCCCACGGGCGCAATCATCATGTGGAGTGGGTCTATTGGTTCAATTCCTGCAGGCTATGTACTTTGCAATGGTTCTAACGGCACTCCTGATCTACGCGACAGGTTTGTTGTTGGTGCTGGTAACACATATGCTGTGGGCAACAGCGGTGGATTTACTTCATCTGCGACGGGGTCGGGGGGTACTTATCTCCCGTTGTATTACGCACTTGCCTATATCCAAAAGACATGAGCGAAATTGATCCCGTCAAATATGGGGTTCTGTGGCAGAAGGTCGACGATTACGAGCGACGTTTCGAGGCTATGGAAAAAAAGATGGACAAGATGGAGTCCCAGCTTGAACGTCTGATTGCGCTTGCCAACCAAGGCCGCGGGGGGTTTTGGGCGGGCATGGTGTTTGTGTCGGCTCTATCGTCAACGGTGGGCTATATCTCACATTGGTGGCACGGCAAATGATGGACTGGTTGCTGGCTTTTCTAGCGGCAACCTGTTTCACCGCCGCCGTCGTGTGCATCGCGTGGCTGGCGATTTTTACGTTGAGGTGATATGGAGTTGCCGAAGTTGACCCCCGTGGTGCAGTTTGTGACTGCATCATTTGCGCTGGTAGTGGGCGGCTACACGGCTGGGGATAAGTTTGGCTGGTTCCAAAAGCCAATTCTTGAATGGTCGCCTGATCACTTCAAGATTCCGGCCACCAAGATTGGTCAGCCCGTCAACGTCACCGTGGCGCGGATTAAGAAACGCGATGATTGTTCGGTAGAGGGTTTTGAGCCGACGGTAAGGGATGCTGCTGGAATGATCCACGCAGCCACGCCTAGCATGAGCAAATTTACTGGCCCTGCTGGCCCGGACATTGATACGTTCACCTACCAGTTAAAGGTGTCCGACAAAGAGCCGATTGCGCCGGGTAAGGCGACGCTGCTGGCGACGATCAAGTACAAGTGCCCTGAGGGTGAGCGCACGGTAACTTACCCGCGCCATGCCAACCTGACGTTTACGCTGGAGAAATAATGCTGACACTACTGTCGACCCTAATTTCGTTCCTTGCTGGCGGGTTGCCTAAGTTTTTGGAGTTCTTCCAAGACCGGGCAGACAAGGCGCACGAACTGGCGTTGGCTCGGATGCAGATTGAGCGCGAACTGGAACTGCGGAAGGCGGGCCTGGAGGCCCAAGAGCGCATCGAGCAGATTCACACCGAGCAGTTAGCCATACAGGGTGAGCAGCAGATGGCGCAGCTGGCGATGCAGGAAAAGCAAGCCCTGTACGCCCATGATGTTGCTATCGGGCAGGGGGCCAGC